CAAAGCTGGGGTGCAATTAGACGATTACGATACGTTTATGGAAGATTCAGAACTGCTCCAAGGAGAGCCATACAATGGCAAAGAAGGAAGCTAAGAAGTGGATACAGGGCGCGATAAAACACCCTGGCGCGCTCCATCGGGAACTGGGCGTCCCACAGGGAAAGAAGATACCCGCAAAGAAACTAAGCAAAGCACTGCATTCATCCAATCCACGCTTGCGCAAGCAAGCAAACCTTGCACGGACTTTGTCCGGCTTAAGGAAAAGCCATGGATAAGAAAGAAGACCGAGCGCCTTACCTAGAAATGTCACCAGGGCTAAATGGGATCGTTTACAAGCAAGATTTCGTACGAGCACCTATGTCCCTACACCCTCCAAAGCAAAATGCCCATAAAGACGATTATATGGCTTCTAAAGCCATGGACATGTGCCTAGGGAAATAAATGCAGTGCCCACATTGCAAATATCCTGATACCCGGGTGGTCGAGACAAATTTCCATGGCGATGCGCACATCCGCAGGCGGCGTGAGTGCATCAAATGTGGGAAGAGGTTTACGACCGAAGAAGGCGCAATTGAAGCAAAGAAACGGGCGCAGGCGCGGTAAACATGCACATAGGGCAGAAGCAGATATTTGAGGCATGTGAAAAGTTTATGGACAGTTACAACCGGCGCACATCTAAACACATCACTTTTGAAGACACAAGGACAGTCATACATGCAAGCGATAAAGAAAAAATATATATACCTTCTCCTACTGGTAAACGGTTTGCTCAATCTAATGGTTTTGTTGACCTGGTCATTGGGCCATACGGGTCAGGGAAATCAACTATGTGTGTACAACGAATCGTCTCAAGCACCTGCGCAATGCCAGCTTGGTCAAATGGACGAAGAAAATCAAGATGGGCAATTGTCAGGAACACAGCCGGAGAACTAGAAAGCACCACATTAAAAACATGGCTAAACTGGTTTGAAGACCTGGGCGATGTGCGACGCAGAAAAAAGCCGTTGCTTGTTTATGAACACATGTTTAATGATGGCAACGGCATTGTAGAGCTTGAGCTTATATTCATCGCGCTTGACCGCCCAGATGATGTGCGTAAGATCAAGTCTTTGGAACTCACAGGAGTGTACCTAAATGAGCTATCAGAACTTCCCCAAAATGTCCTTAGCCATTTTAAAGGCCGCGTCAACGGTAGGTATCCTAACCGTACTGTTTGCCCTGGTGCATATTGGTCTGGCATTATTGCTGATACAAACCCTCCTGATGAAGACCATTGGATCTATCATGACTTTGAGGACACTCCCTCGTCCAGTTATACGGTATTTCACCAGCCTTCTGGCCTATTGGAAGATGAAGACGGACTTATAAAAGGCCAAGACGGCAATTATGTTCAAAACCCTCTTGCTGATAATGCTGAACACCTATCCAGTGATTACTACCCAAGGCTCGCAGAAAAACAATCCGAGGGCTTCATCAAGGTATATTGCTGTGGTAGATATGGGCTTGTTGAGTCTGGGAAGCGGGTCTACGCAGAGTTTAATTACGACCTACACTCTGTCCCAAGGCTCGAAGCAATACAGGGAGAGCCGCTTTACTTGGGGTGGGACTTCGGGCTTACGCCGGCCTGCATCGTCCTACAACTAACTGCCCGTGGGCAAGTAAGGATATTGAAAGAATATGTGGCAGAAGATATTGGCATACGGACGTTTGCTACGAACATTGTTATACCTCGTTTGGCATTGGACTTTCCCTACTGCAAAGTTGGAGGTTCGGAAGGCGACCCAGCGGGCGCGAAGGGCGACGAAATTATGGAGGAACTGTCTTGCATCGGCGAGCTTAATGCTCTTGGGGTCGCAACTAACGCAGCAAGCACTAACGATCCTGACGTGCGTATTAATAGCGTGCGCTTTTTTCTTAATGGTATGGTAGACGGCAAGCCCCGGTTTCTGATATCACGTGAAGATTGTCCAGTATTGGTAAAAGGGTTTATGTCAGGCTATCACTATAAGCGTGTAAGCATTTCAGGCGATGAAAGATACCGTGACAAGCCAGACAAGAACAAATATAGCCATCCGCATGATGCGCTACAGTATGCTTTGATGAGGTTTGCAGGACAGAATAGGGACGATGATAAGCCGAAGGTAGATATGTTTAATCCGGTCTTTCGTTGGCAAAATTAAGGAAATATTCATGGGCGACCAACTTGAAGAAAGCAAGAAATATTTTAAAATATCATCAGACCTTGATTATCTTTTCGAACAAAACTTGAAAGACATTCATGATTACAATCTTAAAATAAAAAGTAAATTTAATATTAATTATTTATTAATTTTTGCTTTAGGAATAGGAATAGTAATAGGAATACTCATATGAACAAACCTGACAATGACAAAGCCTTTGACCATCAAGTCGAACCACAGATCGGCCTAAGCGTAGAGAAATATACAGAGGCCAAGGGGAACATCTTCAACAAGGAACAGGAACTGTTTTATCGTGCGACGGACTATAGGGGGAGTTGATGCGCCTTGAAGACCAAGTATGTTCCTTAGAAATTGCAAGGCGCCTTAAAGAGCTTGGCGTCAAGCAAGAGAGTTATTTTTTTTATGAATGGTATTCAGATCGTGCGACTAGGTTGACTTGCAAATGTGAATGGATACATATTCAAACAACAAAAATATCTGCTTTCACTGTTGCAGAATTGGGAGAGATGCTTCCTGATAAATTTACTACTTACAGAGACTCATGTAAATTTAGGGGAGCATGGACTGATAAGGCATCTGATTTAGTAGGAAAATTATATGTGACAAGTGACACAGAAGCCGACGCACGCGCTAAAATGCTTATTTACTTAATTGAAAATGGCCTTATCAAGGAGACAGACGATGCCCCTAGTCAAAGGAAAGAAAGCGAACAGTAAAAAAGGTTTTTCTGAAAACGTAAGGCGTGAGTACAAGGAAGGAAAACCCTTGAAGCAATCGGTGGCCATCGCATATAGCGAAGCGCATGAAGGCAAGAAAAAGGCAAAGAAGCATGGAAAAAAATGACCTCGGCGGCATCAATGAAATGGACAAAGGTGCCATTGAGCGCGCAAAGGGCGCTGACCTTGTTACATTGCCGGAAGATGTTAAAGGCACGAACTGTTATAACTGCAAGTGGATATCTCGTGACAAAAAAGCCTATGGATCTATGTGTCGTAATCCAAAGGTCAAGCAGTACGTGAACTCTAGGATGTGCTGTGCGCTTTGGGCAGCACCTGGCATGTATGCACCATTTGAAAGGGACGAAAAGTACGAATGAGCCAATGGTATTATCTTGATGAAAATAAAAATGCTCTACCATGTGATATAGAGACATGGGCGAAACAACTTGAGGACATGCGTAAAAACAAAACCAATCGTATTGCATATGAAATTATAGATGGAAAACGTATATCGACGATTTGGATAGGGATGAATCACAATTTTATGGGAAATGATTATAGCGAAGCCCGTCCATTTATTTTTGAGACAATGGTATTTGATAATAAAGGCGACGATTGCTATTGCTATCGCTATTCTACCTGGCAAGAAGCAGAGGAAGGGCATAAAAAAGCAGTCCAATGGGTGAAAGACGGTTGCAAAGAGGAAGGCCAAGAATGAGCATTTATAGTTTAGGGATCGGAAACCTTACATTAGTTTGTAAATATGGCATCAACCATCGTGAACAATCTTGTCCATTTTGTGAATTGGAGCTGAGGACAAAGGCCATTGAAGATAAAATATCCTCTGTATGTGACATAAAAATGAAAGTCGACCTTGTTAATGAGATGTCTAAAAAAGTTTTAGATGAAGTTTGTGAAATAAAGATATTGAAAGGGCGCCCGTATAAGTGTCCAGTATGCGATGGACAAGGCGAGATAATTATTGATAATGGCACCTTATTGCCTGTTTATCCTCCCAAACGGCCGACGAAAGTTTGCAAATCATGCAAAGGAGACGGCATTGTGTGGCAACACGCCGATAAATAGCATGAAGTTATTTAAACTTTTGATTTGTTTGTGGAAAGGACATTTTATGCCAGGGTCACCATCAATAAATGGCGCTGGTTATTTTACGGTGGCTTGTCTCAGGTGTGGAAAAAGTGCATCTATAAAGCCACTGTCTCAGCATCCTGATAAATAGTGTCAACTCTTATAGACATTAAGTATAATAGGGCTTTACATTCTTTTAATTTTATTAGGAGCACCATCAAATGGAACATGAACACCATAAGAAACACAAATGTGGATGCTGTGACCCATGTAGCAAGGTAATGCAGGGCGTACAGGGCGAGCAAGGCATCCAAGGGCCACGTGGGCAAGATGGCCTACAAGGACCACAAGGCATCCAAGGGCCACAAGGCATCCCAGGGACTTGCGTTAACTGCAATGGCTCTGACCATCCTTGTAAATGTCCAGAACCCGAGTTTGCAGAAGTGTTTTCAATTCAGACCCAAGACCTTTTGCCTTCATTAGGCGCAAACCTTCCCGGACAAGTCGTGCTATTAGAACAGTCTATTTTCGCGACTGCTGGTATTGATATTTCTCAGGCCGGCGTGAATGGAAAGATCAAAATCAACAAGGCAGGCTGGTATGATATTTATACCGGGCTTTGCGGTTCATTAAACCCAATTGCATCACCGCTGCCAGTATGGACATTGTCATTGTTCAGAAACGGGGCAATAGTACCTGGCTCTACCTTTGCTAATATGACGCTGTCTCCTGAACAGAAAGCAAATGAGATCGTAGCGGATGTATTTGTGCATTGCGATGCAGGCGATATATTAGAACTTGCAAATACTTCTAATGCACATGTAGTGCTCCAAGCGCCGTCCCTTGGCACGAATGCCCAGACCAATAGCGCTTATTTAAAGATCATCCTTTTGAAAGCTGACTAATATTGGCCATGAAGTGCTTTTAATAGTATGTTAAAGGCACTTCGTTTTTTTTATTATGATATTTTATTGATAAGGACATCAATATATGGCCGCCATACCAATCCATTTAGTATTTGATTGTGAACTTCCAGGGCAATCCCAAGATGGTACATTGCCTAGGATTTGCCGCCTGAAATGTGGCAATACGCTTGCCCAGGTAGTTGGCGCTGGGTTCTTAAACCCATTGATTGCAGCCCAGGGTCTTACTTTGTACACTTCTGATTTTATCTTTGTGGCCGCATCAGACGGAAACCAGATCTATAAACCTGTATTTAGTGCAAGTGGCGTGATTACGCTTACAGTGCTTCCATAATTCCATTGGGTGCTATCCTATAGTGAAGTGGCGCGCCGCCTGCCAGAGAATAATAGGTGGCATGGGTGCCTTTATAGTGTGCAGTCCGTCTCGGAGAAACACTATAGTTTGTGGAAGCCGTGCCGCAGCGGTTAGCGGACTAACTAAGGCAAATGTCTGAAAGAGAAGTCGAAGGTTCGATCCCTTCCGGTTTCCAATTTTATTTCTCAAGGATGAGAACATGGAACGTGAACTCACGGACGTAAATAATAAACTTGATCCCGATGAAATAAATGAGATGGAAGAACGCCGCATCCAGATGCTAAATGATGCGGGGATCAATGAAAACGACGTACTTGAAAAAGCAAACAAGAACTTCCATGAATGGGACGGCTATTTCAATGAAAACATCGTGCGTGGCAAAGACGATGTTAATTTTGTTGTCCGTGACCAATGGACAGCAGTTGAACGCAGTGAGTTTTCACGGTTGTTCAAACCTGCAATGACGTTTAATAAGCTATATGACCCAATCAAGAAGGTAGTAGGTGAAGAAAGAAAAAACAAACCAGATTTATTAGTGCGATCATTGACAGGGAAAGCAACACAAGAACAAATAAACCTTCGATCAGACCTTGTGCGGACGATCTCATATAAATCACAAAATGATTTAGTTTATCAAACAGCATTTAAGTCTGCCTTGATGATGGGTTTTGGTGCATTTCAAATAATGCTTGATTATGAATCTCCGCGTTCGTTTAATCAAACGATCAAATATGATTTGATACCAGACCCTACACGTACGGCATTTGACCCTACGGCATTGATGCCTCACAAGGGAGACGGAAATTTTTGCGGTCGGTTTTATGTTTTTACGCGTGATGAGTTTTTTGCGACCTATCCTTATGTCACAAATCCGGTTTCTTATGTTGACCCTTACATGTTGCTTGATTTCCAATGGAGCACACGAAACACCCTCACTGTTGCTGATTATTTTGTGAAAGAATGGTACCCATTGATCATTTACCAGTTATCAAATGGCCAAGTGGTCGATGAGAAAGGGTGGGAACAATTACAAAAAGATTTTAAGTTGCAGAAAGAAATCGTAAAAGGTGCAGAAGTTGAGAAAATCATAGATAATGATATGCCGCACATTGTGACTAAGCGGCAGACACAAGACTATAAGATCATGCACTATCGTATGATACGTAACCAGATCATTGATTTCTCTGAATGGCCTTCAAAGCATTTGCCTATCATTTTCGTAGACGGTGATTCTTATTATATTGAAGGGCGCCAATATACAAAGAGTTTTATTCATGAAGCCCGGGACGCTCAAAAATGCGTTAATTATTTCGGGTCTGAAATTGCCGCTGAGGTCAAAAATAGAAGGCGTGAGCAGTGGCTTGGGACGCCAGATAATATCTCTGGCTATGAGCAGGACTGGAGAAACCCAGAGTTACAAATGGGGATATTGCGAGCCAAGCCTGATCCAAAAACTGGGCTTATGCCACAGAAACAACAGCCTTGGGACATCTCCCCTGCCATCATGCAGAATTTCCAACGGTCTTCTCAGGACATACGGGAAATATTGGGCTACTCCGAAACTGAAGAACTCCAAGGACGGGACATTTCTGGGACTGCCCGCCGCGAACGAAAATTGGAAGGCTCTATGAGCGCTTATGTGTTCTTTGACAACATGAACCAAGCAATAGAGCAAGGAGGGCGCGTTGTAAATGACTTGTTGCCATATATCATTGGTGATAATGAACGCAATATGGTCGTACAACGGAAAGACGGAAAAAGTGAAAACGTTACTATTAATGAGCGTTCGCATGATGGAAACATCAAAAACAGTATAGGCCTGGGTGATTTTGATGTTGAAATTGATACAGGGCCTTCTTTTGCAGTCCAGAAAGAAATTGCGCTCGAGTTCTTGCAGATGACGCTTGCCGCAAACCCGCAAGTGTTCCCGCTGGTCGCTGATCTGTGGGCAAAGAACTTAGACGTGCAGTTTATGCCGCAAATCGCAGAAAGGCTAAAATCAATGGTGCCACCACAAATACTTGCTAAAGAGGAAGGTAAACAACTTCCACCTCAACCGCCTTCCCCTCAAGACCAAATGATGCAAATGGAAATGCAGAGCAAGCAGGCAGACATACAAAACAAGATGAAGAAACTTGATTTAGATGCACAGAAACTAGATTTGCAAAGGCAACAAAATGAGCTGGATAAGATTGATCTCATGTTGCGCGCAAGGGAATCACAAAGCGATGCGCAATTAAATGTTTATGATCATCAGTTAGACCTTGCGCAAACAAGGCTTGAGCATGATAAAGACCTGCGTAAACAAATGTCTGAGGATAGAAAAACGCGGCTAGACCACCATGCGAAAATGTCATCTATTTATGCAGATCTTCACAAGCACCATAATCCGCAGAAAATACGTAATGAAAATGGATAAAGAAAGTTTATATCCAGTGAAATATTTTGCCGAGCACCAATCCTACGATAGATGAAGAAAGCAGGAACATGATCTGCCAGAGGCGGTTATCTAGTTTGTCCATCCTTGTGCTTAAAGAATTTTCTACTTTATCTATTTTTGCGTTTAGAGAAATTTCCAGTTTATCAAATCTTTCATCCATATTTTTTTCTAATCTGAGCAGTGTTTGAGCAATATGTCCAATGGATTGCTCTAATAATGCTATGCGTGTCTCGTGTGAATCGTGCGTAGTGATGTTTTTTGAAGTGCTCATAAATATCCTCTGTTTTGCAATAAATGATTATATCTGTTTGCTGGACACTATAAAAGTCAACCCCATATCTGGGGTAAAAAATGATCAATTAAAGCATTAATATGCTACTAACGTGTTAAGGAATGACACGGGGCGAACGCAGCGCCATAGCTGTGGGGCAAAAAGAATGCCGCAAGTAGGGTCGATATGGACAGTTCTCAAGATTTGTCGGAAAACGACACGGAAGTAATGCCAGAGGAAAATGATGGCATGGCACAAGATGGACAACAAGACGTTGCCCAATCAGACGGCCAAGGAAGCGTAGAGGTCTATCCAGAAGGAGCAGTAAAGCGCCCTAGCGGGTGGCAACGGCTCAAGAGGAAAAACCAAGAACACGAAAGGGAAATTCGTGGATTGCATGCGAGGATCGCAGAATTGCAAAACGCACAGCCAACACAACCAATGGGTTACAACACACAGCCACCGGGAAACCCTGGCGGTGATGAGACGATACAGAAAGCGGTGAGTTTTGCGCTCCAGCAACGGGATTTGCAGGAACGCAAAGCAAAAGAAGCACAACAGCAGTCAATGCTTGCAAATGAGTACCAGCAGTTGCAACAGCACTTAGACAAGACATCAGACAAATATGATGACTTCGATGATGTTGTGCGTAATAACTCAGCCCCTTTCACGCCCACTATCCGTGATGCCGCATTGTTGTTGCCAAAAGATGGCCCTGGCAGTGCAGGTGAGGTCCTCTACAAACTCGGCAAAAACCCCGAAGAACTGCAACGTATATCGCAACTCTACCCACATCAACAAGCAGCGGAAGTCATAAAACTGAGCCAAGCTTTGATGAGCGGTAGTGCAAACCAAAATGCACAAAGTCCTCGTCCTTTAGGGACGGTCAAAGCAAACCCAGTCGTGAACTCCGTTGGCGTAAATGAAAAAACGCCCCCGTCTCAAATACGGGCACTGATGAAGGCAGGAAAGTTTAAATAATTTCCTGGCTTTTAGAGAAGTTTAGCTGAGTAAAGGACGACTAAAATGCCTAATCAATTTATCACCACGCAGTTGGTGTCAAATACTGCCTTAGCAATGTTTGCTAATAATTCACCTTTTGTAATGACCGGTAGCCGCATCTACCAAGATGATTTTCAAAATTCTGGGTATAAGATCGGCGATACCTTACAAGTCCGCAGACAAAACAACTTTATTGTTGGTGATGGTTCTACCGCAGTCCCTCAAGACATTATTGAGACTGTGGAAAACATCACAATTGCACACCAATACCATGCTCTCATTGCTTACACTGTCCAGGATTTAACATTACGGATCGAAGATTTCAGCCGTATGTTCATCCAACCGGCCATCCAAAACATCATTACACAGATGGAGAGAGACATTTGTGCTGATGCTGAGCAAGCACTCTATTTCTTTCAAGGAAGCGCAGGTTCGCCTATCAATAGTTTTGCGACCGTTGATTTAGCAGGCGCAAAGTTGCTTGAACAAGGCGTAAACATTGCATCAGATGCTTACCTTGCAATGAGCGTACGAGATGGTTCCTCCTTAAAAGCGGCCTTATTAAACAATTTTACTCCCGTATTTAACGAAGAAATTGTCAGGCAGTCTGCCATTGGCCATTTGTCTTATTTTGATATCTTCCAGTCCCAAAACATTGTTCGCCATCAAGCAGGTGTAGGCCCTACTAGCTTCCCAGGCGATACATTGACGGTGAATGGTGCTGTTGCTTCCGGCAATACTATTATTTTGGCTGGTGCAACGGCCGCCCAGGTAAATTACTTCCTGCCTGGCGACTTAATTAGCATTGCTGGTGTCCATAGCGTAAACCCATTGTCACGTCAATCCACAGGCCAAAACATGCAGTTTGTAATCACTGCTGCGGCAAACTCAACTGGCGGTGGCGCTGTAACGATCACAGTAAGCCCCACCATCATCAGTTCTACTTCTAGCCCATTACAGAACGTCGATGTGCCTATCCCAAATGGTGCAGCCGTGACTGTTGTCCCTTCCTATAACGTTAATGTGGCCTATCCGGCGCGGGCTTTAGATATCGTTTGTCCTCCGCTTTATAAGCTCCAAGTCCCATATGCAAGTGTTGCAGTCGACCCTGAAACTGGCCTTTCACTGGCAGTTACTCAAACCGGGGACATTTTGGGATATCAGAACTTGATGCGTATAGACATCCTGACGGGCTTTAAATGGCACCCGCAATATGCCGTGAAACTATTGAGCTAAGGAGAGCAAACATGAAAGACAGATACGATGGTGCGCCAGGAAAAGAGGCCGCAATCATGAATACGCGGCAAGCCCGTTATGAATCTGAACACGCGGGCAAAAACGCTTTTGTGAAGAAAGAACAGGCTTCATTGGACAAGTACGCTGGTAAAAGGCCAAACATGCCGGGCGAGCTAATGGAATTTAATGCCACGATGCAAAACACCGGAGAATGGGCGCAAGGGTTTGGTAAAAAACTTACAGCAGGGCTTGATCCTGTTGCATTTCCCGTAGACGGCCAAGGCGACGATTCTTAGGCCAAAGTGACGGTTCCTAATCGAAATTTCGATGTAGGAGAGGCAGGATGCCACAAGTTGTACGGACGACCAATGACGTCATTGTCAATGCAATGTACCTGATTGGAGAATTGGGGGTCGGCGAGACCCCTGATTCTTTTATGTTGACTACAGGGCTTGAATTGATAAATGAACTTCTTGATAAATTTTCATCTGATAGTATTTATATCCCTTTTCTTACGACCATTGATTTTACAATGGTGGTAGGACAAGACACTTACTCTATTTCTGATATAGTCCCCGCAAACATCAACCAAGACCGTGTGGTCGACCTTTCTTTTGCCAATTATTTTGTTCCAGCAAATGGTTCTCCAGCGGGGGGCGTCCCTATTAGTTTTTCATTTACGGCAAGCCCTGCGACCAATTTGTTAACGCTTGCTTCTACTATCAATTTTCCAACCAACACGCCGGTCACATTATCAACGTCCTCATTTTTGCCTCAACCATTAATACCTGGGACGACTTATTGGACAATACACGTCAGCCCTACAGAGCTTTATTTAGCATCTACATCACAAAATGCGTTGCTTGGAAACTTTATTGACCTTACAACGCCGGGGATCGGATTAAATATCATCACGACGTTTAATTTTCCGACACAACCAGTAAACGCATCATTAGTTTATCCTTTGCGCATCATAAACAAGGCGACTTATTGGAACGTAGTCAGACAAACCAACCTATTGGCTCGCCCTGGTTTTATTTTCTTAGATAAACAGGCGCAAGAGTCATTTATTACACTATATCCCGTACCAGACCAACCCTATGCTTGCAAAATACAAGTCAAGTGCATGATCAATGAACTTACCAACATGGAGACATTAGGGGAGCTTCCACCAAATTATTATGGTTTTTTAAAGTATGCGCTAGCGCGCAAATTCCTGGCCTATTACCCTTCTGGAAACTGGCCACAACAGAACGAGGACGAATATAACGATTATTACAATACCTTTAAAAACTGCAATGAAACTGACCTTACTATACGTCCTTCAGTCACCCTCACAGCCCCTGAGCCTTTCTACTGGCCAAATATATTGAGTTATTAAGATGCCTATCCAAGACTTTGAGATAGTAGGCAGTTTTAACAACCAGCGGTTCCCTAATATCGACGCTGAACGTTCTATCAACTTATTTGAATATATTGATCCCAAGGGAAAAAAACCTCGGTCTTTAGTATCGACTTCCGGGTTACAAAACACAGGGCTTGTTTTTGGGACGACCACGGGCGGATTTAGGGCAGAGTTTGTCATAAACAATTTTGAATATTTTGTAATAGGCGAAGATGTTTGGCGCCGTGATATCAACAATAACCTCACTAAATTAAACCCTACGCCTTTGACTACTTCTACAGGTTATGTGGGCGTTGATGCAAACAATAATGCAACAGGCCCTCAGATACTTTTTGTAGATGGCCAAGTCGGTTTTGTATGGGACACAGGCAATAATACTTTTACGCCAGACCTTCGGGCAGTAGACCCTAATTTTCCATTGTCCCCTGTTGATGTATGTTTTATTGACGGGTTTTTACTGGTCGCAAACGGTGGCACAAACCAATTTCAATTGTCAGGTTTTAATGACGTCTATAGTTGGGGGCTTGTTGCAAATACATTTACGGCAAGTAGTGTGACGGATGAATTGACCGTTTCAACACAATTTGTCTTAGGGCAACAATTTGAAGTTTCTACCACAGGCACACTGCCAGCGCCCCTTGTGGCAAATACGGTATATTTTGCGATCCCCGTGGATGCGACCCATATCCGTGTTGCAACGACCTATGTAAATGCTTTGAGCAATACTTTTATTGATCTCACTACTAATGGCCTTCCTACTAATACGATCACCAGTGATACCAATGGCATACCAGGACAGCTCCAATTAGGCACCATTAATTCACATCCTGGAAACATTGTTGCATGTCGTACTCTACACAGGCGCGTGTTTTTGTTTTCCCTTTTTTATACTGAGGTATGGGAAAATTCAGGAGAAGGAACAAACTTGCCCCTAAGGCGCAATAATGCGCTCTTGATGGAATATGGGACTCCTTCCGCTGGAAGCATTGCAGCAAGTTTTGACCTGCTTGCATTTCTTTCGCAAGACCGTGGAGGACAAGGGTCTGTAATGGAAGTAATAGGGACTGAATCTATTGCGATTTCTAACCGTGCAATTGATTTTCAGATCGCCCAATACGCATCATCAGGCCAGGTCGCAGATTCTCGTGGCATATTTGTAAAAGAAAACGGGATAATTTTTTATCGACTTAATTTTACCGCTGCTAACCATACTTTTGTATATAACGCGACTTTGAGCAGCCCACAAATAGAAGAAGGGAAAATATGGCATGAGGAGCAGGTACTGAATGGAGACAGACATCCAGCGCAGACCCATGGATATTTTAACGGCAACAACTTTTATGGACATTATAACCTCCCTATACTTTACGAAGTGGACAATAGTTTTGTTACAAATGATGGAGAAACCATCCCAAGGATAAGAATAGGGCGCCCTTATGTGCCTTCCACTTATAACCGTACAAGGATTGATAGGTTTATGGTGGACATCATCCAAGGGCTTACAAACATTACAAACATTACACAACTGCTTACACTACTTACTGAATCAGGAAGTGAGATACAGACAGAATCAGGGCTTGATATTTTTCTTGAACTGGGCGGCGGGATACCTATTGTTGATCCAAATAATTTGGTCGTCTACTTCTCTATTTCTAAAGACGGCGGTGTGACCTATGGTTACAGGCAAGCATCTACAGTGGGTGGCACAGGAAGGCGCACGCATAGGACAGTATGGCGAAAAATGGGAGTCATACCGCGCGGACAAGCGTTTATACCAAAAGTTGAGTTTTTTGGCCATGTTCCCTTTATTATTTTAGGGGCTGCATGGGCATTTGAAGTAATGCCGGAGTAGAGATGGCAAACAATATAGACCAGTTGAATTATTATGATCCGCTCATTAAGGGAAAAAATGAAAAAATGAGCGACGTATGGATATCAAATCTGTCTGCATTTATCCAGACATTGCAGGGGTATCTTACCCAATTTGGCATATTGGTGCCTCGGCTTACGACGGTGCAACGCAATTCGATACAGTCGCCCATTGATGGGCAAATAATATATAATACGACTTTGAACAAGTTCCAAGGAAGGGAAAACGGGGCTTGGGTAAACTTAGTCTAACATCATAAGGAAATGATGATATGGACCCTAGAATGTTAATGAGCGCAGGACAAAGCCCGTCTTCTATTTCAGGAGACATAGGGTCTTTTTTGGAAAGCATATTTAGCCATCCCGATAGGCCGTATCAAAAAGCAAGCGGGATACTTTCTCAATATTTGCCACAAGCACAGAGTTATTTGAACCCATTTGCACAAGCAGGCCAGAGTGCAATACCTCAGTTTCAACAATGGCTCCAAAGCATGCAAGACCCCTCAGGTTTTATTAATAACCTCATGGGAAAATATCAAGAATCTCCCTATGCCAAGTTTGAGCAACAACAGGGGATACGTGCTGCGCAAAACCTTGGGTCAGCATCTGGATTGACTGGGTCTACTCCCCTTACACAATTTGCACAACAAAATGCGCAAAATATTTCATCACAAGACATGCAAAATTGGCTGTCTCGTGTGCTTGGGATAAATACCCAATACGGCCAAGGTGAATTTGGGTTGATGGGACAAGGATTGCAAGCAGGAAATTCACTTACTAATTTGATGCAAAATTATATGAACAGCCAAGCAGAGCTTGGATATGGCGCAGAAGCAGCAAGCCAGGGACGTACAGGCAATATTATACAAAGCCTTGCTAACTTATTTTAATGGGACAATATTATGTCATTAAGGATACCATTGCCAGAAGCACCTGCTGGAAGCGTAATGCAAGGCGCACTGCAAACAAATGCGCTTAGTAGGTCTAATTTGGACAATCAAATAGTAAGCGCACAAGCACAATATGCGCCTTATACGTCCTATGCAGATGCAGCCTTAAAAATGGCACAAGCGCAAGTTGCAGCACCTCAAGTTATCTCAAACATACTTTCTAATCCTTTGGGCGTCTCTCGCATGACGCCAGACACATACAATGCTTTAGTAGGAATGGCACAGAGGGGACTACAAAATATAGGCAACCTTAATATCCCTCAGCCTGGACAAATGGGAGGTTCTCCATTAGGGAGGGTCTATAATTGGTTGAGGAACCTCACTAGCGGGGGAGGTACACCATCTCCAAACAATTCTCTCGCTTTACAACAGGCGATGGCCAACCAAACACCGGGACAGGCAATCACGATAGGCGCAAATGGGCAGCCCATTGTTTCAAATTATGGCAACCAGGGCGCACCGGCTTCGCCTGCATCTCCGGCAGGAGGTGGATATAACACATCCGCATCCCAACAAGCTGGGTCAATGCAAACTCCAGGTACCATGGGAGGAATTAATCCATTAAGTGCTGCTGAGGCACAATCTGAAGGTTTTAAAACAGCAGCAACAAGCCAAGCACAAGCTGCTACTCAACAATGGAACGAAGGGCAAACACAAATCTCCAATAATGCAGATTTGATGAATAATTTAATCAACAATGCCAAAGGGTTTGATAGCGCTTATCAAAAATCATTTTATAGGGGGGCAAGGTTAGGTAGCCTACCAAGTGAAGGGGTACTGGCTCCTCCTACACTTCCTGGCCATGATTTATCTAATGAACAAATCACTGATCGTTATGCTAACCAAATGGTCACATCATTAGCGAGCGCTTATCAAAAAGGACATGTTACAGATTCAAATTTTGGTTTATTTTCGAGATTAAAATTAGCAAGGGCGCTTGATCCTGATGCTGAACAGTCAATTTATAACTCCACTGTGGCGGCCGCAAATAGGGTAAAAGAAAATAGAGACTTTTATAATTACATAAGAAGGCAAAACCCAGATGTTACCAAACCAGAAGCGGATGGATTGTTTGGTTTATATAATACTCAGATGCCACCTTATGATTTTAATACATTGAAACCATTGCCTCAAAATGCAAACCAATGGAAATCATACGCTTCCCCCCAAGCATTAGATCAATATAGGGACACAGGCACTTTTAATCCGTCGCCACAACAATCACAAAACCAACTTCAACAACAAGCTGTTGCACCTTCATCTGCACAACAAGCCATACAACAACAAGGACAATCTTTTAAGAACCAAATGATAAAAATGCAAGGGACAGACCCTAAAGATGGCAAGATGAAGATATGGCAAGTCCCTCAAGGAAAAGTGCAATCGTTTCTCGATAACGGATTTAAGAGGGCATATTGATGGCATTTGATCCTAATGCAGAAGGGGCAGTAGCAATCGGACCTGGTTTTGATCCTGAATCTTTAGGTGCTGTTCCATATGATGAGAATGTGCCATCTGTTGCACCTTCGGTTTCTAATATTGCGCCATCTTCAGGTGCCATTTCTCCATATGAATATTCAAATCCCACTCAATCTCCTGGTTTTTCAAATTTGTCAAAACAAGAGCAATTGCAACGCATCGCACTGTCTGGGACAGACCCAGCTAATTTGACAGGGACTGGGACATTTGTTCCTCCTGGCACATATCAAAACCCATGGGTAAGGGGGGCTTATAGTTTTTTAACAAATTTAGCACAGCCTGAAATTGGGCTGGGAGAATCACTTATAGGAAATATTGTTTCTCCATTTGCGAACGCACTTGCACGCGTAGGCACAGGGACTGCCTCTAATCTTCTTTCTCAAGCGCCTGATATTAATAATTTACAAGGATTGAAAAATTTAGGGTTGCGTGATTTACAAATGAATTCTTTGCTTGAGGGAATAACAGCTCCGCTTAGGATAGCGGGATCATTGTCTGAGATTTATCATCCTGAACAATATACTCTCGGAGAGGCAAATGATATTAGAAATGAGTTTGTTGCAGCAAAACAATTACAACAACAAACCTACCAACCCGTATTTGATAAATATGGTGATAGTTTAGTGACAGTAGATCCAGAAAATTATCTGGGATATAACAAAGACCAATTAAAATATTTTACGCCAGATATGAGGGACGCTTATACAGATTTTTTAAATGAACCTACTTTTCAAAATTTACATGACTTTCAGTCACAAGCTGGAAAAGATTATTCAAAAATAGCAACAAACCCTAATAAAATTAATACAGCACAAACATTAAGTGCGGTAAGAAATGTTGCTACTACAAGGGCGCAGGGGTTTTTGTCTCAAGACCCTCAGGCGCTTGCGCAATACAATCAGGGAACAGGGATCACAAGAGATTTGGTTGCCCCTTATACTGCTACCAAACCATTGCAACAATTGGCCTATGGCGTCAAACAAAATGTCCAACCGCAGGACGTCTATAATGCAATCAAACAAGGGTCGCAAAAAATAGTCGCAACATCTGGTGAAAATGCAATCACCGCGGTGCCCCCAACACATCCTTTGATAAACCACATGAATGATTTAGGCAATCGGATAAACATGGGGACGGCATTACAGCAAATTGTTCCAGAATATATTAGAAAATTATCTTCAAATGTTCCTGGGCTTGTTGAAAACCCATTTGTCCAAAATTTATTTTATAAATTATCTCCGTTGTATTATGGAGCAGGAAGGACGTTGATTGGCCAAAATGCCAATCAAAATGCACAATAAGGACTTTCTTATGGCGGTGCCTGTTTTTACGATAGAACCAAACCCGCATTGGGTGATCATAGATAATTTTTCAAAATTGCCCAACGGGGCTGCAATTTATACTTATCGCAGCCTTGACCCTTCGGTCTTCAAACCCGCGTTTCAGGATGCAGCAGGTCAAATCCCTTATGGCCAACCCATTGTAGGATTTGGCAATGGCACTATGCCGCCTATTTTTTGGGAATTTGACCCCAACAATCCTAGTGATACTTACTATATACGTGTCTATGATTCGGCAGACCCGACGACCCAGCAGTTTCTATGGGACTTTAATGGGATTTCTGGAAATTCAGGCGGTGGTGGTGGTTCTGTTGTCAATGCTTATGATATTGAAAACCTAATCGTAAACAATGTATTTTTTAGAAACATTGGCACACAAATCGGGACGCCAAGCCTGCCAACATCGCTTGTCATTGCCCCTGGCCTTCATGAAGGCTTTGTGAATGATCCTGCTAACGTGAACGTCATAAACAATGGCCCTGTGGGTGGTGATATTATTTTTGCAAAGAACAATACTACTTCCACCGATAGGATAGACTTTCCGTCATTTACCCCATTAGGCATACATGCGCTCCCCGGGCAAGACCCCACCCCACAAATCTATTTTGAATATAATTGTTCAGGCGCAGGCGCTGGCGAAACTTATAAATATGTCCAGTTTCCTATTTCAGAAGGCGTGCAAAACTTAAGCGCGCATCCTGTCACCATCAAAATATACGCGCGTTGTAACAGTGGTACGCCACAATTAGAGTTGAACTGGAGACAATTTTTTGGTTCTGGTGGCGCGCCATCTGCTGATACGATTGTGCCAGCAACAGCCCCGCTTGCCCTTACGAACGCATGGCAAGCATTTCTGATCAATGCGGTCGTCCCTGATATAACCGGGAAAACGCTAGGTAGTTGCGGAAACGACGGCCTGTTTTTACAAGTTGGTTTTCCATTATCGCCATCCACCACTAATATTGATTTTATTAAACCGCAAATGTTTTTAGGGACGATCGCGCCGGTATTACAATATGATTCTAATGATGAGATAGATTCCTTTATCAATACGCCACGCACAGGGGACACCAGGACTTCTATTAATAATTTCCAACTTGGTTGGATAAATATGAATGATGGCACGATAGGAAACGCATCTTCCAATGGGACGGCCAGAAAAAATATTGATACTTTTCCGCTTTTTGATTTGATATGGAACACGTTCCAAAGTAGCCAATTGCTTGCCCCTATGTATACCAGTGCTGGCGCGCCTATTGCCTATGGTGCAAACGCGACAGTTGATTTCACAGCCAACCGCCAGTTGGCGCTCACCCGTAACTTAGGGCGTGTGATGATTGGCGCGCTTCCGGCACAAATAACCCAGGCATTTACGACGCCAGTTGCAAATACATTGACCGTCTTATCGACTGCGGGATTTATTACTGGTGCGCCAGTTACAGTATCTGCAAGCACTGTTCCGCAATTAGTAGATGGGACGACCTATTATGCTATTGTCCTTACCTTGACCACTTTGTCACTTGCGACCACAGCAGCAAATGCCATAGCTGGGACGCCTATTACTTTTGGCATAGGTGCCGGGACAGGCAATGTGATCATCTCAGCGCATGCGCTTGGCTCATTTGGGGGAGAAGAAACGCACACGCTCACGATTGCTGAAATGCCAAGCCATAATCATAATATACCTGGCCTAATACAGAATTATTGTGCGGCAGGTGGTGCGAGCACTTATAACACGACTGGCCCTCCTGGCACTACCGACACTTCATTTACGGGCGGAGATGTTGCCCATAATAACTTACAACCCTATGTCGCAATGAACGTATTTATTAAGTTATAATGCAACAAATGGACTTTGATCATCACTTTTTAAAAGGAATTAAAAAATGAGCTTTCAACAATATAATCTCTATTCTTTGCTCTCTCCTTGCCGGGTGGTAGCGACTTCAAACCAAACAGGCACATATTTTAATGGCCCTATCAATAATGGGGTGGGGGCAACATTTACTTATGCTACCGGCGTATTGACAATCGATAGCGTTGTGGTCGTGCAAGGCGATAGCGTGGCCTTAGTAGCCCAGACCGCAGCAAACGAAAATGGCATTTACATTTGCACCCAAACTGGTGCTGTAGGCGTAGCTGCCGTCCTACAAAGAAGACATGACATGCAATGTATCGAACAGATAAGGGCTGGCATGTGGACGACAATTGGCGCAGGCACCATCAGTGCAGGCTCTGCTTTTGTTATTGCTGAGCCGTTGCCACAACTGTTTGGGATCAGCAACCTGACCTTGACTGCAATGATTGCAGCAGGTTCTGGTACGGCATCTACAAAGGCCGCATCAGACAATGCACAGCCTACTGTCGCCTCTGTAAGTGGTGCGACCACGGCAAACGCCTTGGCCGTCTTTGCAGATGTTGCGGGAACAGTCAAAGACCAAACGGTAGCATCTACCCTTGGGTTTGGATTGACTATTACCACTGGTAATTTAGCAGTATCTGCTGGCACGATCACATCATCTGGTGCAATACAGGCGACCGCCGGAAACGTTACCGCAGGCTCATCTGGAAATGCTGCTAGTTTGATTTCGTTCCCAGCGACCGCTGCAAACGGTACTTTGATCATTTCAGCGCTTAATGCAGGTGGTGCGTTTAATACGACCATCCGTAACTCCGTCATGGGACAAAGCACGGTCTATTCAATACCAGACATCCTGGCAGCAACTGGTGCCATTATGGTATCGACCACTGCATTGCGCGTGAAACACGTTGCGGCAGCCGCAGCAGCGGGCGGTGCAGCAGCACAATCATTTACGGATGCTTTCTGTACTACAGGCAGTACTGTCATTGGAAACTGGAACACCCAGACAAACGCGGCCTCAGTATTAAAGATCGTCCCTGGAAACGGCAGCTTTGTTGTTACTTCTTCAGCAGATGCTGGCGTTGGTACTTTTGCATATATGATCAGCAAATAACGCAAAAGAGGGGGGGCATGGAGCTTCCCCTTAAAATTGATAAGGACATCCCATGGCGACGCCAAACGTTCTCATACCTCCTTTAGACCCAAACCTATATACCGCACAAGTACGTACTTTAAGTGGTCCCGCCCGTACGGGAACAGTCACTTACGATACGGGTTTTACTAATTCGACGACACCTCCTGGCGTATTAGAGTTTTGCCGTTGGATATACGTTGGTGTGACGGGCGACCTTTCATATACCAAATGGGACGGTACGACCGAGACATTACCAAACATTGCTGCCGGTATTTGGCACCCCATTTATGCAAAAAACATTTTGAGCGTGGGAAGCACAGTTGCGGCCAACATGATTAGGTGGGGGAGCTGATGTATGTCTATGGGGGGGTAGCGATCCTTTTTTATCCCTTGGGATCAGAAGAAGTGCCATTTCCCCCCACAGGGTTTTTGCTAATTACAGACGGGTCTGATTTGTTGCTTACAGACAATACACCACTTCAAACAGCAGGGGCATAGCATGTCAAAGACCGTTGCGCAAATATTTGCTACAAACCCGGCAACGACCATTTTAAATAATGACCTTTTTTACCTTGTACAATCGCCTTATACGCCAGGGACAGATGCCGCCATCACCGGTGCATCTTTAAAATCTTTGTTTCTATTGTCTGCCAACAATCTATCAGACCTTACTAGTCCAGCAGCAGCGCGGGCAAACCTAGGGCTTACTGCGATTGCTAGTGCATCTCCGCCACTTTCAGGGACATTAGGTGGAACTGGCATAAACAATGGCGCATCTACCATTACGATAGGTGGGAGCGTTACATTTTCAGGCGCATTTGCATTTACAGGGACACTGACTGGAATTACAAGCGTCACTTTTCCAACATCAGGGACACTTGCCACTACTGCACAATTGCCAACGTTTCCCATTACGCTTGCGCAAGGCGGTACAAACGCTAACTTGACGGCATCTAATGGCGGCATTTTTTATTCTACTGCAACAGCAGGCGCCATATTGGCAGGTACTGCGACAGCGCGCCAAATGCTACAATCCGGCGCAACAGGAGCGCCTGCTTGGTCGACCTCGACATGGCCAGCAACGACGACCGCAAATGCAGTCCTCTTTTCATCTGCGACCAATACAGTGGGAGAGATCGCATCTGCTGCAAGCGCTGTATTGATTACAAGCGTAGGCTCTGTTCCTTCTTTCTCACAGACCCTCCCAAGCGCAGTACAGACAAACATCACGGCCTTGGGCGCACAGTCTCAAGCGCTCAACATGAACAGCCACCAAATCAATAATTTGACCGCAGGGGTGGCAGCCACTGATGCAGCAAACGTAGGCCAGGTCACTGCGGCATCATCACCTTTGACAACCAAAGG